TGGCAGAAACGGTCCAGAACAATTAATAGCTCGGAAAAGACGACGCCAATCTCTTCTAGTGGTACCCCAATGGTTGAACCTTGGGGTTTCGACTATGAAGTGTTTTGTACGCCGCATAATGTGAACGGTTTTAACTCGTATGGGCATTCAACCCTTAAAGAGGTCATTGAGACCAATGTTTGGGGAGAAGGCTCATTCAAGTTTTACGTTCCCGAGTTCGATGTTTCAACTCCAGAAGGTGATCTCACCGCCTGGAATGACATGAAGCGTCTTATGATGCTTTATGGCATAAGGTTGAATCCATCGGTTGTCTATAAGGCGACTCCTTGGACATGGCTTGCTGATTGGTTCACTAACCTTGGCGACGTTGTCGACAATCTTAGTGCAGCCGCTACAGATCAAGTCGTGTCCAGATATATGTATCTGATGCATCACCAAATTCGGAAAGTAGTTCGCTCTTCAGTGATCTACTGGACGAGTGGTGATCAGGCGCTTGAATGGTCTCGAATAATCGAGACAAAACAGCGTGTTGCAGCAGATAATCCTTACAATTTGTGCCTGTCTTGGAGCGCTTTAACTCCAAAACAATTAACCATTCTCGCCGCCGTTGGGATAACCCAGCGGGGTGGTCGAGGATGATCTTCATCGTTCCTTAGAACGGATGAGCCACTGGGAACGGCTTGTCTTGAACGATGGTTAACTCCCATTTCTCAATGGAGGTCAACCACTTATGTTCGCCGATCCACAATCTATTACCGTAAACGCGGTAGCGCAGTCCATGCCTCGGGTTAAGACTGATGGCCAATCGGCCACCTATCAAAAATCCGATGGATCGTTTAAATTAACGATTTCTCACCAGGAGTCGAACGGTCGCGTTCGATCGATGGTGAGAGTGGACCAACGTGCCATTGTTCCGGATCCGTTGACAGCTGTCAACGATTACGAAACTCTGACATTCTACTTTGTGATCGATAGACCCGAAGTTGGGTTTACCGCAACTCAAGTAGACTACCTCGCAGCAGCCATGGATGGCTGGTTGGATACGGCGGCTGTTAACAAACTCTTCGGTAAAGAATCTTAATTCTTTGCCGATTGTTAGCAACCGGTGGATGGACCTCTGTTCACCCCTGTAAAGGAGTGTTCATGTCCATTCTTGTATCGGGTAACAGATTGCCTGTTGCCTATATAGGCATCAGGGAGGCGGACTGACGTGGCTTGAAGCCGACCCCCGTAAGGAGGCAGCTTGAAAAGCAACGTAAGTGATCACCTAGAGATGGTTACAGCTGTCTATAAAGACGCTGTGGCCAAATGCATCGCTGATGTCTCTGATTTACGTGACTTGAAAACTATCAAGTCACGGGTCAAAGAAGAAGGCGTATCGTTTTTAACGATTACGCTGCCCAAGTTTTGCCAGGACTTCGAAAGAAGCTTGGCTCTTGGACATATTGACTCAACATGCTTCCGAAACTTTCGGAAATATGGATCAATCCCCGCATTTCTGCGAGGTATGATCAGTCAAATCTTTGACCGTGAGACAGGGAGGATCTTAGATGAGAGTATTACCACTCATTTTAGCGAGCGTTCCGTTATTATTGACGGTATTCGGCAAATATGCCTTACCTTCAAGAAAACGGAACTTGACTGTTCGCCCGAAAGGGTCGAACAAGCCATGGCTAACTTCATCGAAGTTGAGCAAAACTTCAAAAGTCTTTCGGTACCGAAAGAGGACCAAGAATATTTCTCCTTGGTTTCCTCTGTGCTATGGGATAATATGTTGGGCGATTTACGCTTTGACATGTTATTTCCTAGGCACGGTCCCGGTGCCACTGCCGAACGCATTTCCGGTAATCGGAAGTATGTTTGGCGACAGTGGTACGATAGAATCGAACCTTATTTTCCGATTATCGATAGTGGCTACTCTTGTAGCGCTGTCGATTCGGATACGTTCGATTTAGTAACTATCGTGCCAGAAACTGAAGAACTACCCGTTAGGGTAACTCCAGTTCCAAAGACTTTGAAGGGTCCACGCATTATCGCTATAGAACCTGTCTGTATGCAATATGCACAGCAGGCTATTCAGCAGTATCTTTATGATACTATTGAGTCTTCGAGGTTGACGAAAGGTCACATAAATTTCCGTGACCAATCTGTCAATCAGAAGCTGGCGTTAATGTCCTCTATGACGGGTCAATTTGCAACAATTGATCTCTCCGATGCTAGTGACCGTGTTCCACGGGACCTAGCATTGAAGATGTTTGATGGACATCCCGATCTTCGGGATGCCATTGACGCATGTCGGTCGAGGAGTGCAGAGATGCCTAGTGGTGAGATTATCTCTCCACTATTCAAATTTGCATCTATGGGATCTGCTCTGTGTTTCCCAGTAGAGTCCATGTATTTCTACACTATATGTGTAGGGGCTCTGCTTAAGATTCACAATCTCCCTGTAAGTCACGCTAACTGTTTTAAGGTTAGTCGTGATGTGTACGTCTATGGTGACGATATTATCGTCCCATCGACGAATGCGATTGATGTTCTTGATTACCTACAAAAATACAATTGTAAGGTAAATATGTCCAAAACTTTCTATAGTGGAAACTTTAGAGAGTCTTGTGGACAAGACGCCTTCAACGGTGAATCGGTTACACCGATTTACTTGCGAAAAGAGCGCCCTAAGAACATGCAACAAGCCTCGGAACTCGTATCATGGGTTTCAACTGCCAATGCCTTTTATATAAAAGGGTACTGGCGAGTTGCCACGTTCATGTTTGAACAATGTGAACGGATACTAGGGCCTTTGCCCTATGTATCTAGTACGAGCCCCGGACTTGGAAGGGTATCCATGCTAGGCTACCGTTCTGTCGAAAGATGGAACAAGAAGACCCAATGCTTTGAAGTCAAAGCATGGGTTCCTAGCCCAGTCTATCGCAGTGACAGTATAGACGGATACTCAGCTCTACAAAAGAGTCTGTCGCGGCTTGAGGCGAAAGCCAAAACCGAACGGACTCAAAAGGAGAGTCAATTGTTGTGGCAAAAGGGTTTAATCCCAATTGACATCAACGATCCGCTCCATTTAGAGCGAACAGCACTGCACGGCGCAGTCGCATTAAAACGCCGTTGGGTTCCCTCACAATAGTAGGGATTTTAGGTCTTAGTGACCTGGGCGGAGAAACACAATTTAACTCCAAGGGGA